GCTCCTCCGCGATGAGCGGGCAGGTCTTGAGCCACGCCCGCAACGCGGCAATGGTGGGTCGTACTTCGCTCACTTTGCACCTCCGAGGAACTGTTTTGCGGCGTTGTGGGCGAACTTCACCAGCTCGTCCTTGTGGTCGGCAATGGCCCGCTGGCCCCAGTAGGAGCCGCGCAGGCGGTTGTCGCCGTGCAGGCCTGCGCCCTGTTCATGCAGATAATACTGCTTGCGGGCGTAGGGTGTGTTATACACTAGCAAGCCCTCGTCGAACTTCGACGCCTGATTGACGCTGTTCTTCAGCATGCCGGTGTCAAAGGGGACATACGGGTCAACCGTTTTGGCTACATGCTGGGAAAAGGCATACTGCACCTTTGCAAAGCCTGCATCCATGTCGGCCTGAAAGCCGGGCCGGAAGGTGATCTTAAAATCAAAGACCGGTGCGCTCATGGCGTCAGCTCCCTTCCACATGCCAGTGCGGCAGCAGCGGTTCCCGGTTATCCGAGATGGCCGACACGGTGCAGCACTGGTGCGTTTTTTCGAGGTGCGCATACTCTTCGGCGGTCAGGGTGTGCACCGCGCCCTGCACCAGCTTCCAGCCGCGTTTCAGCGTCCAGTGCTTTGCCTTTTCGGCAGCGGGCAGGGCTGCCCACTGCACATAGGGCAGGTAGCCCAGGGTGCAAACGCTGGCCGGGATGCGGATTTGGATGGTGCGCTCGGGGTCCTTGCTGGTGCCGGTGCCGGAGGTGTCCAGCTTTTCCCGCCAGCTGCAGGCCGGGAACACCCAGCACTTGGGCGTATCAGTGTCGGCCTTGGGGTCGTGGATGAGGTTCACCACGGTAACAGACGTGTTCATCTCACATGATCCCCCTGTACAGCAGGCCGTGGGGGTCAGACCCGAGGGCGGCTTCCAGCACTTGCCAGGCTTCAAAACGCACGGCAGCGGACAGGCTTGTGTTGGCCGCAAAGGTCACAGCATAGCCGTCATTGGAGACGCTCTGTGCGCCCGGTGCAGCACCCACAGCCAGCTTGGCAGCCAGCAGATCCACGATCTGGGCGCAGGCGTCTGCCAGCATCTGGCGGCAGCTCTCGCACACGGCGGCATGGGGTTCCGCCTTGCCAAAGGTAGCGCTGTCGATGAGGCGGGACGCCCGGCTGCACAGCACACCGAAAGCCGACTCCGGCACCGTGCCGCCCGCTGCCGTGTACTGGTCATAGGTGCAGTAGAGCATGGCCTTACGCCTCGATGCGCTTGATGTACAGGGTCTTGGGCTTGGACACCTTGATGCCGTACACCTTGCGGCCCTGCACAGCGGACGCGCCAATGTACTTGCCGGAGCCGCCCAGATCCTGCAGGTGCACGGGGGTCTGCCACTCCATCACACGGTGGCACCAGTTGGGGTGGCCGCAGATGAACTCAGTGGTAGTTTTCTTGGCGCTGACACGGGTGGTGTTCTCGAAGTCCATGTTGTTGGATTCGTACACCGCAAAGCCGGCGATCTGACCCACCGCACCGGTCTGCACCAGCTGCTGGGACAGGTCACCCTGCTTGATGAACTTGTCATCCTGCATGAGGATCTCCAGATACTCAGGGCTGACGATCATAAAGCGGCCGGTCTGGGGCACGCCGTTGCGGCTCAGGGTGCGCTTGGCGGCCAGAGCCTCTTTGTAGGCGGTGGAAGCGGTGCAGGCGGTCTTGGTGGCGCTGATGGCAGCACCGGTTGCACTCTGCAGCGCCTCGATGGACTTCTTGTCGATGGACAGGGCCATGGAGTAGGCGGCGCTGTCCAGACGCTCGGCGGTGATGCCGTCGGGCACGGATGCAGCGTCAAAGCCGTCGATGATCTCATTGACAGCCTCGTCGTTGTCGATGTCCAGATCCAGATAGGTGGTGGTGCCGGCATCGGCATCCACGCCGTTTGCCTTGTCGTATGCCTTGACGGCCACCTCGGTGTCACGCACCGGGATCTTGACCTTGCCGGCCTTGGGGCTTCCCTCGTAGCGGGTGTTGAAGATCGCACCGTCACGGGTGACCAGAGTGGCCCGCAGCTTTGCGTCTACCAGAGCGGAATACCGCTCCTGATTTGCATGTGCCATGTTGAACTCCTTTCGTTTTACAGGTTCAGTTCGGGATTCAGGGACTTAAAGGCGGCTTCCACACCATTGGATTCGTTGGCGGGCGGTGCGCCATGCTCAGCGCCGGTAGAAACCACGGCCACGCCGGCGGCACCGTCCTCACCAAAGGCCCAGGGGTTGGCCTTGGCGGCATCGTCCAGAGCCTTGTCGATGTCAGTGGTGCGGTCCTTGGAGCCCTTCAGGGCGTCCAGATCCAGCAGGGCACGCACCGCCTTGACGCTGCGGCCCTTCTTGCCCAGGATGGCAGTGTTCAGGGCACTGTCAAAGGCAAAGCCGTCCGCCTGGGCCTTCATGTCCGCCTGCAGCTTGGTCAGCTCGGCCTCGTACTCCTCGGGCTTCTTCTTGCCTTCAAAGGCTTTCAGGCCGTCCTGGGCGGTCTTGAGCTGGGCGTTTGCGTTGTCCAGCTGGGCCTGCAGGGCAGTGGCGGCGGCCTTTTCGCGGTTGACGTCGTTGCCGTTCTCCTGCATGATCCAGTTCAGCTGTTCCTCGGTAATGCCGGGGATCTTGTTCTTCACATCTTCACGTTTCATGGTGGAAAAGCTCCTTTCTGTGGGGAAAACCTCGGTTTGGTGACACGGTTCTCCGTCCGTGTTCGGTTGTGGGCGGGGTACGCGCCGCCCGCCGCTATGGCTGCTCCCGACATTTGTGTCGGGAACATGGCACCGTTTGCAGGGATCGAACCTGCCGCTTCCGGTTTTGGAGACCGGCGCTCTGCCAACATGAGCTAAAACGGCATGAAAAAAGCACGGTGCGGTCTGCATCGTGCTTGATATCGACTAAAACAGGGGTGTTTTAGCCGGTGTTACTTTTTGGGGTGCGGGTGTGGCGTGTATTTATCGTCCTGCGCGGTCTGAATTGCAGATACGATCATGAAAAACAGCCGGGCACCGTTCAGCAGAACGATCTCCAGCAGCGCAAGGATCATCAAAACAACAAGAACCGTAGTAACCATAGTGTACCTCCTGAAAAATGGGTAAAAGAAAACCACCGTCCGGGTGGATGGTGGTTAGTAATCGCGGAAGGGGCAGGCTTCGCAGATCTTCTTCCAGTTCTGCTTTACCTTGAACCGGGCAGGAATACAGCGGTCGATAACGCCTTGATTAGATTGACAATCGCCGGGTTCAATCCAATCATCTACCAGTGGACACTTGACACTGGCCGCTGTGCCGTTCTTGTCTGGTCTATACTCTACATTACCCAAGAATGCCATTTTTCTTCATCTCCTCAATCAAGGCAGTGGTGTTTTCATCAAATTCAGCACGGCTGTATGCGGTACGGATTTCGTGCTTTATTGTATTTACGTAGGCGGCACCTTCTGTACCATAATACCGTTCAAATTGACCGTTCCAAACTGAGACAGAAATCTTTGCATTTCGGATGTATTGCTTTGCCTGTTCTTCGCTGACGCGATGCTCCCGCTCTGCGTTGATGTGAGCATCATCGAAGGTCAAGGCGTCTACATTGATTTTGGTCGGTTCAAGATGGATAACGGCAGCTTTCGGCAGCTTTGCAGCAGTGCGAAGGTTCTCTATGATTATAGCATCTTTCTGCTGCTTTTCATAGTCCTTCGCCGCCCAATTCGCCCTGCTGGCTTCGCTCCTGCCGAACTTCGGCACGCTGACACGGGCACTGTCCACCCGCCCGCCGGTGGCCTTAGCAAACTCGCTCAGGCTCTGGCGGGCTGCTTTCAGGCGCACGGCGCTGTCGGTGGTGTCAGACCCGGCGGCACTCTCGGCCAGATACCGCTTCTTCCATTTGCGCACGTTCCGCTCCCGGGCACGCTGCATCTGGTTGACCTCGTACTGGGTGTACAGTTTGCCGTTGTACTCGATGTTCCGGGCGTTCAGCTCCTGCAGGCTCTCCTCCGTCCAGGTGGGCGGGTCGCCCAGCTCAGGGAATACGGCAAAAAAGGTGTGGCGGCAGTTCCAGCCGCAAAGCCCAGCGCCGGTTCCGTAGCCGGTGGCCTGCTCAAAGTCCGGGTAATGCTTGCCCAGGTAGTCCACAGCCCCGCCCCGATGGAAGCGCCGACCCTGCCACTCGGCGTGACTGGGGCGGGCACCACCGTGGGCGCTGGTCTCGAAGAACTCCACGCCCATCTCGTCCGCCCGGGCGACTTGCAGCCTGCCCGCCGTCTG